ATAACAATCGAATAGGGACAGCAAAGAAGAAGGTCTCCATATACATATTGTCCATAATCGGGTGAATAGGTGTTGCTAGTCTTCCAAAGCCCGACATATTTAAGTTAAATGTATCTCCGGGTAGTGCTTCGTCTACGAAGATAGGTACGAGTTGCCCAGCATCGAAGGTCGTTTTAAAACCATGTGATCGATTAAAGCTAGAGCGTTGAATATCAGCTTTAGGGACATTACTAAAGTTATGATTCATTACAGAAGGCATTCTATCCATTTTGTTTCTCCAAGTTTTCTCTTATTTGTAACAATGACATTATGTGTTGTGGTGGTGTTGTCTCCATAGTACCAGTTTCATTATCGTATGTTCCCATAAAATATAGATCATAGTCTTTAGGGAATTTAGCAAGCATTGACTCTCCATCCATAATAGATATTTGTATCATGCGTACCATTTCAGAATCTGATTTAGCAAATGTAGGTATGTTAAATGATTCGGTTCTGTTATCACGGATTGCGTAGATTTTGATTTGCATGTTTAGTTTTCCTTATCCAGATTTCTAGGTAATCTGCCGTTTTCAATTTGTCTCCTCTTAACCTTTTCTTTCACATCGAGTCTATCTCGTGTGTTTTCATCTGAATTGTTAAGAGCACGTATTTTTCTTTGATCCTTAATATAATCGTGTTCGTAAGGTAATTGTTTCTCCAGTAGTCGGTCATAATATTTAGGTGGTTGCATTTTCTTGCCATTAATAACGACAAAGTCGTCTGGATATACATCTGTTCTATATTTTTCAAACCATCCAGTCCCGATACCCGGTTTTAATGACATAGTAGTATATTCAGGTAATACCTCAATAAACTCGCCTGTATCACCATCCATACGTGTATAATGTTCTTCGGCTTCGTCTCCTGTAATTTTTTTCATTATGTATCGTGCAACATATGCTGCACTATCAAAGGTAACATCTCCGATAGTTGAGAAACCATAAGGCCATAAACGAGCCAAGCTATCACTAATATATAGCCTACAATCGTTGCTAATTTTCCATAGTTGCTTGTCATGGAAATCAAAGTTAAATAGACAAGCATGATAATGAGGACGTAAATAAGTATCACCGTACTCACCACAATGGAAATATCTAATTCCACTACCATACTCTTTCCTTAATCGTTTCATGAATTTTTGAAAATCCTTTTTATCTAAACTCCATGGATTTTCTCGTTTCTGTAAGTACTCAGGACTGAATGTCAGTGTGATAAAACAGTTATCTTCGTACAAAGACGCTTCGTGCACACATCTTATAGCCCATTGTCTACTACGTTCTAATCTGCACCCGATACATTGTCCGCATGGTATCTCTATTTCAGCATCACGTTGTAGCGCCTTATCGGGCGTGAATACCAAACTCCGTTTGCCGCTTGGATTTATATCTTTTGAATACCAAGCGGTCATTGGTTTATAACAAGGCATTAGAGTCTAATACCGCCACGCATCGGACGTCCTTGTCCGTTTTTGCGATGGACGTGTTTTGCGGACCGGGTAAACATCTTTTTTGATTGTTTACGATTTAGTTTGCGTCTTTTCATTTTGTAACACCTCTTAGTTTCCAAAATAGTTTTTTAGGGTCTTGTGTGAAACCACACTTAGACCAGTGGAATTGATGAGGGACAGCGAAGTGGTTAGGTCGGTTGTCCCTGTGTAGAAGAAAGTCGTGCAAATAGAATTTCATTGTGCCCTCCTAGTTGTTTGTGACCCCGTTGGTGTCACCTAGAACAGTTACATCAAGTAGGGAACTGTTCTAGGCCTCTTCCGAGGCTCCTGACGCCGCCTCTAGCGGCTCTATTGTTTCGGTTTTTTCAACCGGGTGGGCTAAGCCCATTTCAACCAATTGTTGTTGGTTTTTAGGATTGGTCGCGAATTCAAAGAACGCGCCCGGATCATTGCCGAATTGTTTCCTTACGGCAGATGGAAGTTGGTCAAATGTATCTTGAGCCTTGATAACCATATTCAAGGACTCTTGAAACTCGTTGACCTCTGTATAATCGCCATACTCGGCGATCGCATTATTGACATGGGTAATTAACCCAGTCTTATCGTAATTTTTTAGGACGATGTTGATATCACATTCGTCTTTGTGAGCTTGTTTTGTGCGACCGACGCAATGTTCGCCCGTATCCGGGTCGATAAAGTCGAGTTGAACTCGTTCGTGTTTTGCGTACGGTTTTCTGATAGTAACCATATTATTTCCCTTTACTGAATATTGCTTTAAAGATTTGTCCAAGCATACCGGGGCTAATACCAATATCCTTAGCTATTTTGAAGAATTCCGCAGAATTATAGAAGTCGGCAAGGATGCCTTTCTGCATATTATCTAGTATTACCCCTTCGTGTTTTGATCCGATAAACGCTGTGTTTGCAAGTTTTTCTCCATACGATGCAGAGAGCGTTTTAATTTCCATTTTAATTTTCGCAATCTCTTCAGAGATGCGCTCCGTTTGTGATTCGGTGAGATTACGTGTGGCATGTAAGTTTTTCACCTCTTCGTGAACCTTATGAGTAAGCGCCTCAGTTTGTTCGGTTTGGCTGTGTTTGAGTTTAACATCACCATACGCAGATGCTGTACGTACGCCCGCGTCGACTGCAGCGCCCATGGGATTTTGCATAACCGCACTAGCACCCGATGGGGAACTTGCACCACCTTGCTTATACGCAAGGATTGGGTTAAGCCCAGCTTTTTCCATGTCGTCCATTGATCGTTGGTAAGCAGTGTTCGACATTCTTTCTTGGAAGTCCATTTGTTCACGGGCTATAGACAAGTTTTGTTTGTTAGTGTCCTTCTGACCTTTGTAAGCCATGGCGCTGGATACACCAGCGCCTAGAAAGCCCAAGGCAGGGCCAGCAATGGCACTAAGAAAGCCCATTATTGTTTGCCTTTGATTGGGGACTTAGCCAAATAGGCTAATACGTTGGTTACCAACAGACCAACAGTGTCCCAGTTAGTTAGAAGCAATTCTAGCATTTTAATTTCCTCTTAGTTTAATGATGTCGTATTCGACATGTAGATGGGTTTTGTGTATTACCACATCGTAAGGGTAGCCTAAGCGCTCCCGTAATTTTGTGACCAATGTCATCTTTTGGTTATCTGTTAAATGCCTGGTGCGAATATCTAGAGCATATCCATAGTAATGTAGGCTTCCAGCAGAATGGACCCCATCAGTAGCAGAAGTAATAGTAACTCCATTAATAAAGCCGTAGCTTTTGAATATTTTTTCCGCCGTGATAAGGACGGGACGCATTTCAATTTGTAGTCCATTTAGTGTACATCCGGGTTTAAGTAACATGATATATACCTCCGCTGCGCTGCGGTGAATCAATAAAAAAGGTGAACAAAGAGCCGTTCACCTTTCCTATCGATTTACAGTGTAAAATCTCTTAGAAATGGTCAATTAGACCGGGAACTGAATACATCGGCATCGGTCTAGCACACTTAAGTGAGAAGTAGCTATCTAGAATTAGATGGGGTTCAGTTGGAACCGCAATACAGCGGTCTATAGGTGGATTCTCCTCTATGAATGTTGAGTCAAGCACTGGCAACGATGCAAAGTCTTGCGCCAAGTGCCATGTATCTAAGGACGTTGCGTAGTTTGATCTGAAGTGTCCAGTAATCAATGATGGTTTGTATCGGTACTCAGCAAAGCGTTCTTGGTACCCGAATACTTGGTCGTCTGCTGAAGTACCATCTGTATAGATTTCTTTATTTAGTACGGCTTGTTCGCCAATATGCGCCAACGCAGGCCAGTAGTAATCCCAGCGTGTTTGACGTGACCACATACGATTTATACCTTGTTGATAATTTAGGTCAGCTCGTACACATGCTAAGCCAATTAATACACAGTGTTCTGTGAATGACTTTGTGAATCCATGTTTGTTGAAGCCTACAGTACCAATACCAGCAAGGTTACCTTGTGGGGAAGTACCATCTGTACTTGAGGTTTGTGCTACAGGGTTAACGTTAATCATCGAGCTACCTCCGCCTAGATACTCTGGGCGTTGTAGTCTTGCATCTGGGGAGGTTACACCGAAGTGTGATTTAACGATTTCTGTATATCGTGTACCGCCACGTGCATCACGTTCGTAGAGTTTTTGAATTTGAAACGCTTCGCGTAGTTGGTTGATAGTTGCGGCAGTTGCTTCTGCCAAGTTTGCAACAAGAGCGTTAGCGGGTGCAGATACACCAACGCCTAATCTGTTACCTGATGTATCTAAGTTATAATCTACACCGTTGTAATCAACAGTAAGATCGCCAGCAGCATTAGCAGCAACAGGAGCAGTATTACCAAGCGGTAAAGTAACAGCATCGCCTTTTTGAGGCCATGGTAAACATGAAGTAAAGTAATCATGACGTTTTCCTCGTCTTTTAATTACATAATCTGTATCTGTGTCCGGACCATCATCGGTATCTACTACAACCGAATCTTGTAGGTTTTCATCCCGGAACCACTCGTTATAGATGAGATTATATGCGCGTGAATGTAGAGCGTTAATATCATCGAATTCTACATCTGTCGGCAATCCAAAATAATCAAACAGAGAACCAGCGCTATATCCGCCAGTAGGTGTGGTAACCACAGGAATAACATAGTCAGTACTATCGCCCGGGTCAGTTTGTTCGCCATTAAATTTCTCCCAGTTGTCCCATAACAATCGAATAGGGACAGCAAAGAAGAAGGTCTCCATATACATATTGTCCATAATCGGGTGAATAGGTGTTGCTAGTCTTCCAAAGCCCGACATATTTAAGTTAAATGTATCTCCGGGTAGTGC